ATCTCCACCAGAGAAGTATGTTACTTGTTGTCCTGCAACTAAACCATGATTAGTAATTGTAATTCTATCATTTGCACTATCAACAATAGTAGAACTAGATCCATCAAATGTTAATGTTCTGTCACTAACATCATCTACCTTATAGACAATACATGAAAGAATTTTTTGGACGTCTAACAGTTGTCTTCCATAGATAGAAACTTCTGTAGGAACTAACGCAGTATAATCTGGTTTTGATAATGCAAAGTTATTGATCTTAGATAACTTACCAGTGTTCTTGGCAGATGGTTTGGGAGTTATAAACGTTGTTCCATTAAATGTAGTTCCAACACTGTTTGTGTTTGGATTCCACCAACTATAATCATTACTTGGATTTAGATTTTCACTAGATCTTGGTCTATATTCTTTTTTCACTGATTGTGTCAATACTTGTGTGCCAACTACCTTGAATCCTGCGGGATGTGCAGCAAACTTAAGTGGATTCTTCCAATCAGATATATTAACAGATGATGACACATCATATGAGAACTCTTGGAATCTATCGCTATCATATACACGCTGTTCATTAAGATCTAAGAATCCAGTTGTCTTCTCCCAATTAGATGCAGCTATACTAATTGGAGATACAACAAACTCTGCATCTGCTCTATCAAATTCATGTATCTGACCAAACGCTGCAGATTCTTCACCAAATACAGGTTGACCAACTACAAACTCACCCTCTACTAGTTCTACACTTACAACACGTCCAGAAGCATCCCAATCCTTAATAAACCCATACGCTGTGTATGATGATGTCGACGCACCTTGATATATTCTCTCTCCAATCGAGAACGTAGCTGGTTTCATATATGCAATTATGTTGTCACCTAAATCTGTAGTCTGTAATGTAAAGTATGTTTGACCTGTAGTAGGATCTCCTACAGGTGGACTTGTAAATGCAACAGTTGTCTCAGTATTTGCATTAGCAAGAGATGTTGCTAGTTTTATTTGATTGTTTGCTAATCCGTTAGCAGTGGTTGGTGAAACTGCATAATAAGTTGTTACTGTATTTAAAGGTGCAGGAAGTGTTCCAGAGTTTTCAGTCAGAGTAAATGCAGTCCCTGATGGTATTTTTGGATTGTATGGGAAGTTTAGTGTACTATTAGAGGTAAGTGCTACAAATGTATGTGTAACTCTTGCTTTTACAGTTGGAGCAGATGTAAATCCTCTACCCGCATTGTTTACAGTGACTGCCTGTATAACTTCGTTTAAAACTATTGGTTCTAACTCAAATAAAGATCCCTGACCACCTTCTAGAATTATCTCTGGAGTAGATACAAAATTAGCACCACCATTTACAACATCAAGGTAATCAATAACTTGAGTTCTAATTAATTGTAAATTATAAGTCGTGTTTAAACTTGGTTTTAGTGTTCTATCGTGACTGTAGTTAAATGTAATATTCTCACCGCCAATTTTAAGTATCTCACCCATATCAGATGACTTAAGTAGTATAGATGCACCACTACCTACTTTCTGTTCTATGTTTATTATTGGAGGACTTTGGAATTGCTGTCCAGCTGCTTCAACATTGATTGATGCAACACCTTCATTTACAATTAATGCATTCAACGCTGCATTTATACCATTACCACCTTGAGCAGTAACAGTGGGTGCAGATAGATAACCTGATCCAGAGTTAGTTACAGTTATAGAGTCTATAGCAGCATCAAGTAACGTAGATGTTGATACTACATCAGTAAATGTAAGTCCACCCGCAGGAATATTGAATACAGCATCGTGAGTTCCGTCAGATCCACCTAGATCTCCTCCTGATATTGTAAGTTGATCACCTAACACATATGCAGTACCGCCATTTGTGACTGTTACCGTTGATATATCTCCATTACCATCAATTACTACTGTAAATCTTGCTCCAGTAGCACTGGATCCTGCAATTGACTTTTGAGCAACGTTTGTATATGTTTGACCAGCTCCATAGTTTCCTGCAGATTGAGACTGTATTGAGACAGTTGAGATTACACCGTAGTATGGATCATCAAACACAACATTAGGAGCACCCCTGTAGTTTGTTCCTGCTGCAGTAACTGTGATATCAGTAACTTTACCTATACCAGACACTGCTGCACTGACTGTTGCCTGTTGTCCAGACACTGCAGTGATTGTTGCTTGAGAATTACCACTTGTGTAAACTCTAGATCTAATTTTAAAAGCTTGTGTGCCAGTTCCAGAACTGGTTATGGTAATTGCAGTTCCTACTTCTGCGAGTTGTGGTGTGGATGCTAACTTGACACGTCCTGCATCACCTATGTTGATAATGTAGTAAGTTTGTCCTACTGTCAAATTACTAATCGCAGTTGTCTCAGCTGAGACGTATTGGACTGGATCTCCTGTTTTTGCATCATGAGCAGCAAACTCAAATTGATCTGCATATCCTACTGCATCTATTTGTGATGGATTAAGACTATATGACTTACCTTCAGTAAACATGATATATCCTTTGTTACCCGCACCTGTTCTAGTGTTCTGTAATGGTTTTATTCTCAATATTGATGTAATTGGATTCCATGATGAAACTTGACCTCTAGCAGTGCTATTATCCTGAGTAGACTTGCTTATAACAATTTCATCTGGTAAGAAGTTACCTAATACGTTTTCTAGAGTCAAATCTACAAAATCTGGTAATGTTACAACAGTTGTTGGTAAAGATGACTGATTATATCCAGATCCTTGGTTTGTTACAGAAACACTGAACAATCCACCAGAAATAGTTGCTACAGCAGTTGCACCAGACCCAGATCTTGAAGATCCACTTAATTTTGGTAAGGAAGAGTAATTTCGACCATTATCACCAATTGTTATTGTGGAAATGCCTCCTGTGGGGTATATTGAATTTGTAGAGTATGATACGCCTGTATTATAACCAGTTTCGGGTTGTGTTGCGGAAATATAGGTAATTTGCTTACTAGCAGCGTTAACAGAGGTAATAGTATGAGTTCCTAGTATAGGATCATTAATTACGTTCATATATCTGCTATTGGTCACATCACTCTTAATTGTTATTGCATTACCCATCGCTAAATGGTTTTGACAAACATAATGTAAAGTATTTGGAGAATCTACTGCAGGAGTGATTTCTACACTACGAGAAGTTGCAGTATTAAAGTTAGTAATGTATTGTGACCATGTTACTGCTTCATCATTAATTTTATAGACAACACCTTTCTCATATCTAAGTGTACCTCCATAAGCATCTTCACTCTCAGAGAAGTAGATTGCATGATTACTATTTGACGCATTATCTTGATTAAATGTGTAAGTTAACCCACGAGACATTGATAATGAGGGAGATTCCGTTACAGATCCATATTTGTCACCTGTAATGTAATATCCATTGCTAGATCCATAGTTATAAAGAGGATGAGCAGTTGTTTTTGCTGCAACAGTTACTGTATATGTTCGTGGTGATACATTTTCGTGTTTTACATCATGATAGTAGAATATGCCAGGCAAATCTACCATTTTGATGGTTATTGAGTTTTGTTCGTTAGTTACTAGATCTCTAACCTCGTCAGTAATGTTTTTGTAAGTGAATACATCTGTATTTGAAGGATCTAGTGTAAATGATAATACTTTTCCAACATTACTTGCATCTGAAGTATCAAAAAGGTAAGAATGACCATTTATAAGATTTAAGTTTGGTTCTTTGATGTAAACTTCCGCAGATGTAACGGTTGATGCAGTCGTTGCTGCAAAATTTCTCTTAACAGTAAACTTTCTTGGTGTTTCTGTTCTAACAACAATATAATTTGTCTTATTATAAGACGTAGGTGAGACACCTGAGACATTAATTAAATCACCCTCTTTTAATTGATGAGAATCTTGAGTATGGAATTGAACTTCTCTTTGTACTTGAGTTAATGTTAGATCAAGACCAGAACCACCCGCATTACCTATGTTAAGGTCATCTACAGATATAGTATCTCCAATATCATATCCATATCCAAAATCAGTAATTGTAATAGAACTTACACTGTTACTAGCAACAACAATAGTTGCCTTTGCACCTAATCCGTTTGCTCCTGTGCCACTTGTTGTCAATGGGACATTTATGTATGTTCCATTTGCGTAACCAGATCCTGCTGAGTTTTCAGTCCATCCACCTTGGAATAAATTACCATCTGTACGTGTTCTTAAATATTTCCATATCATATTACCATCAGACGCACTTCCACTTGTATGAGTCGGTGAAGATGAACCTGATGTGTTAACTCCTGTGCTTTCCGCAACGTATACTCTATTTGCAACATGAACTAAATCTCCTTCTTGATAAGAGGTAGTTGCTTGCCATGCATCTAATAATTTAGCACTTGTTAAATTAAAATACTTAAAGTGATAGTTTCCATTGATAATTTTTGATGTAAGTGTTCTACTAAATGAGTTATCAGTTACGGAAACAGTAATTATATCGTTTGGTTGTAAGAAATTTGTTACTGTAGTTGTCAATGTATTGGAAAACAAATCGTCGTAAGTTCCAACAGAAGAACTAACACTAGAAACTGACGCACCTTGCACTTGAGAGACTATAGCACTTACACCGCTTCCTCCAGTTCCAGTATTATCGAACGTCAATCTATCGTTAACCTTATATTCTTTACCTCCACCTTCTACAAGATATGAGTCAATGTTTTGTGATGAGAATTTATTTGTAGATGATACAACTAAAGAATCCGCACTACCACCTCTTATAAACGGATAGTAACTATAGTATCCAATACCATCTTCAATGTATGTGAGTGTTTCACCTGTCTCCATTACAATGAGAGTTGTGCTGTCTTCTAATGCAAGGAAGAAGTCAACCTTATTATCTAATTGCTTTCTCTTTGCGACAATATTATCTACACCTATAAATGGAGCTCTGTAACGTATTGCGTCTTCTGTAAAGTTTTTCTGTAATCCATTACCATTCCAGTTTACAGCATCCGCTTCACCGTAAAACTCAGGTCCTACAAAATATGGAAATGCGGGATTACCAGTAGTACCTGTAATAGTTGTAAAGTAAGCATATACTCCACTTGGATACTCTGGTGTAACGCAGAATCTGCCATTGTAACGGTCTAAATCACCTAAACCTTCCACATACTCATAATCTTCAATATAAGTCCCTAGAGGGTCTGTAAGACCGCTTAGAATGGACGCTCTAGATGTCTTTACTCTATAACTGGTTCTAATACGTTTGTATTGGTTAAATGGTGCTGTGTTTTCTGGATCAACATATCCATAAGGTCCGTAGATAGGATGTCCGTCATATGCCCAACCAATAATAGGAGAGTGTACAGTAGGAGGTAATTCCTGTAATACGTTACTATTATCAAGACCTATACTGTCCTTTAATAAGAAACGTAGTTGCTTTGGATTATAAAGATATCCATATTCTCCGTTAAAGATCAAGAAGTTCTCACCTTGGAAACACGCACCTCCAAATTGGTCTGTGGTTTTTGGTGATACAAATGTATTATCTCCAAGTTCTGCTCCAGTTGCTGCTTCGTTTACTGATAGTTCTGTAAGTCTAGTTTGGAACTGTGCACCTGAGCCAGGATATACAATATCAACTCTTGTAGAACCCGCAGTATATCCAACACCTTTACTTGATACTGTGATACCAGTAACAATATTTGTACTTAGATCAACTTGAGCAAATGCAGTAGCACCAACTCCGTCTCCTGTAATGATAACGTCAGGAGGACCAAAGTATGCACTACCACCAAATGTAACAATTATACTTTCTATCTTTCCATTAATAATAGATGGATACGCAACAGCACCGCTACCAGAGATCAATTTAATCGTTGGTTCGTAAGTATACTGTGATCCTGCATCCGTAATACTGATAGTATCTACAGGACCTCTACAAACTGCATCTGCAGTTGCTCCTATTCCGCCTCCTCCTGTAATCGAGACTGTAGGAACACTTGTATATCCCGCACCACCATTCACTATGGTTATACCAGTTACGGAACCGTCCGTAATTTGTGCGGTAGCAAATGCTTGATTTCCGCTAGTTGCTCCTCCACCTACAATAGAAACGATAGGTTGCGTGGTATACCCGCTTCCTCCGCTTGTTACGTTTATAGAAGTTACGGATCCTGTAATGACAACCGCAGCAGTTGCGGAGGTACCCTCATATTCCCAATCAATAGTTCCTACTGTTATAATTCCTGCAGTGTGTGTAGGATATAGAGTCGCGGAAGATTTACCCGCATTTCTTGAACGATATCTTCTTTGTTGATATGATACTCTAGTCAATCCTGCATATGTTGTATCTAACTGATATTCTGGTTCAAACTCAACAGTAGGAGGGTTAGTAATGTCATAACCAGATCCACCATTTATTCTTTCAATAGATTTTATACCACCATACTTAGTCTTACTTTCAGACTTATATGAGAATAGTGGGACACCGTTTGCACCAATACCTACTTGTCCTATAGGAGTATCAGTTTTAGAACTTTTAACAGTAGGTGTAAGAGGAATACGTTTTAAATATCTTTGGTTGCCAGGATCTAGATCAGTTGTAGCAAAAGGTCCTATCTTATGTGTTGGTATACCTGTACTAGCGACTATTGCGTCAGTAGATGACTTATATGTATTTTGAACGTCACCAGTTGTATCCTTTACAGCAAGGTTAATAGATGTATCGTCAGACTTACCAAATGCAAATTCTCTAGCAATATAAAACTCAAAATTGGATATTGGTTGAGCAGGAGATGATGAGAAGATAAACTCAAAAGTAAACTCGTCAACAATACCTACAACCGTGTGAGAGTTATTATAAATGTCCTCTGGTGCATTCAATATTCTAATAGAGTCATCTCTGACCAATCTATGCTTTTCTTTAGTTACTACGGTGCATCTTACCGATCCATCGCTTTCGGGTGCTGCTAGGGTCGCTGAGGCACCTCTGAGAGCACGTCTAACATTGTATACAAAACTATCCCATATAGGATCAATACTATCGAAACCAGGTGCAGCGGGAGTTGTAACTTTTGAGTCTGGAAGATAATACCTACCACCATTATTAAGAGTAACTCCTCTAGTTCCACCAAATATCTTCAATTGAACTTCTGAGTTGTCTACATTTGAATTACCATAGATTTTGAATGCAGCAAACACTTCTTGTCCTGCATCATGTGCTACATTGCTTGTATTGTCTCTTGCACGAGAGCATCCTAAGAACTGATTAACTGTTTTATCAGTATAACTGATTATTTCGTCTTCTATCCTAAATTTACCGTTTGTCTCAGGCCATCCTAGTGTAGAATCAACTGTAACAACGTTATCAAGTAGATTACCCCCTAAATCTTCTGCTAGAACGGTTTTATACGGAGTTACAAACGTTCCAATTGAATTATTCGTATCTACATCAATTTCATAGATTGTACCGTTTGGTGTATACACTTCTACAACACCTTTAACGTAAATTCTTGCAAATTCTACATTTGGATCATTTGGATCTGCTTCCTGATACAATACTTGACCAACAAGTTCGATTGGATTCCCAGAAACAGGAACTGCACGAATAATCTCTCTAGAAACGTAAAACGCATCACTAGGTTTAAATATTCTTTCTCTTGGATATGATATTTCCGATTCTACGCCAAATAGTGTTCTCAATACAAACTGGAACGATCTACTTGTTCCTTTTGATGAGTAAAAGTCTTTTATTCTTTTAATAATGGTGCTTTCAGTTACACCAGTTGCAAAATTCTTAGGAAATGTGTTTAAAAACTGCTCTTTAAACTTCCCAAGCATGTAAATTGGGAAAATGTTGTTTAAATTAACAACTTCTGTGCCAATAGTGTGAGTTGCAGCAGTTGTAGACTCAAATTTAAACTCAGATTCAATTCCAACTGCTCTTACAGCGTTAAAACCACGTGCACAAGTCTGAAATAGTGTTGCACCCTTACTTTGGTAGTAAATTATCTCATCATCTACTAGTAAAAGTCCTTCTGACGGAAAATCACGTGTAGATTGAACGTCAACAGTAGTGGAACTTGCGGAAAGTGAAGAAATTAGCGTTGTAGTCGTAACTAGATCGCCATAATTGTCAATATTATAATAATCCGACCAGTTTTGGATTATATCAAAGCAATATCCTTTTAATTCTTGTGACTTATAATATTCTTTGACAAAATCAATGAACGTAGGAAACTGTTCCGCTATAAAAGACGGAAACTGCCCTGCAATGTTTGTTGATATTTTGGATCTTGACTCAGAACTTACCTCTGACGGTACAGGTGTCTGTGTAACCGTAGTAGTAGGTGTTGTCCACGATCCAACTCTCCAAGAACTATTTGTCATATTCGATTAATAGCTAGATTCTGGAATTACTCCTGTTCCAGAGATATTTGAACCACTACTGATAGTATCTTCTACTACAGTAATCACCGAGTTATCTATACCCATTGTAATATACGTTTCTCTGAGAGAAACTAAATCATTTGATTTGGGAGTTGCTTTTATTTGCAATGTATTGTTTGCCACAACTGTGGATTGTATAATCAAGTCATTAATTACAATATCTCCCATGTCATAATCTACAGAACCCCATAATCCATCAACATACTCAAACTCACCAGTTCCTTTGACGTAATACAGACGTAATGTTCCCGTACCATCGTCATTTAGATAATATGTGTTTACATCATCACCTACAATCTTGAATCCACTGGATGAAACAGAGGGATTTGTGGAAGTTTGTTGATTGATTCTATTACCGTAACAGATTTTGTAGTTAACACGAGTGTTTAAATCAACTGTTGCGTTCTTTCTCATGGTAACACGAGTGATGTTAGAGGTAATTGACCTCTCCGCATCATCAATAATGTTTTGTACCTTAGAATATTTGAATTTACCACCAAATTTGTTGAACTCACCGCTAGAATTAAGTGCGGTTAGTGTAGTAATGACTAAATTCTTGACTTCTGCAGGAGTTCTGCGTGTAAGATTGGGGTTATAATACACAAAACTTGTTAAATCTATGTAAAGTATAGACGGATCAATGATTGTTGGTTGAATTGCTGCAATAGAATACTCTCTAAGTGTCTTTAAAACAGCGTTTTTCTCTGAAAGTGATAATTTATCTGCATTTTTTGGTTTGATTGCCAAAAATACCTTGCCATATTCGGGTGGTTCCGCTTCTTCTCCACCATAACATGCGATAGATGCGACGTTTGGATAGATTTGTGGTATGATTGCTTCGTAATCTTGCGTAGAAACTGCTCTACCGAACGCAGAATAGAATTTTGGTGCACCAAATTTGATAGATTCTGTAGATTCTGGTTCTGCACCGCCATCTGGGAACGAAGTTGCGGTTATTGTAATGCCAGAAGTTATTGCATTTAAGCTATTATCTCTAAAAGTTCCAATATTTTCAAAAACTTTGAGTCCATTTGCTCCTCTTCCTGCAGAAGTTGTGTATTTTACGTTAACAACATCGCCATTTGTTAGTGCTTTACCTACAACACCGTCTCCAAATAGTATTTCTGGTATCTGATACTCACTCTCTTCTAAGAAAAACACCTTTGATGTGGAATCTATCTTAGTAATATCAGTTGCTTGTAGATATTTCTCTGTAATTGTACCAGAAGTTACCTCTACAATCATAGATGTAGTGTCAACTCTATCGTTTGTAAGTATAAATCTCTGTCTTTGTGACGTATCTTTTACAAAAGTATCGTTTAAGAAGATGCCTTCGTATAAAACTGTGTTAGAAAATGTTGCAATTCCCGATAAACTGTCCACAGATTGCGAAATATCAGTCGGAATTGAGAAAACAAAGTTGTTATTGTCCAATCCTGTGAAGTTTAAAACCAATCCTGCAGAGATTGTGACTGATTTTGGGTAAGGAAATACTGTTTGGACTGAAATATCGCATATAGTGCGTGCAGAACGTGCCGATTTTGGTGTATAACCAATCATTCTAGCAAGTTTTACAACGTTTTCACGCAAAACTGCCGTTTCTAGGAACCCTTCATTGACTGCAAGGTTCGCATTTACACTTGTATAGTAAGTATTATACGCTAATGCGTCAATAAGCACCGTCAAAGACGATCCCTCAAAGTCATAATCACTAAATTGCGACTGTGATCTTAGGTATTCCTTGATTTGTGCCTTGATTTGGTTAAATTCAAGGGCATTAACTTGATTAAATGCCATTATGGTTTAAATGCTATAGTGATATCATCAAACTTAGGCGATATTCCTAATATCAAATACTGTATTTTACAATTTAACTCATTACGATCTTCTTCAAACTGTACTGTAACCGATACAGCGGTAACTCTAGGTTCATGTATCTCAATAGATTGCTCTATTCTATTCTTAACCTCTAATACCATCGTAGGTGTAGAGTTCTCAAACAACAGACCAATTATGTTACCACCGAAAAAGGGATCAAAAGGTTTTTCGTAGAAATTGTAAAGAACAATATTCTTCACAGACTCCTTGATTGCAGCTTCATTCTTAAGTGACAGAATATCGTTCGTCACTGCGTTCTTTTCAAATGTAAGGGAGAAGTCTCTAAAAGACTTCGATATCAAAGACATCCCGAATGAAACAATTCTTTATCAATTGTTATTTATACTAGTTTCTCGAATGGTTTACGTTTCTTACCTTGTCTGTCACTACGAGGATCAGTAATTAAGTATCTACAATACTCATTACCATGATCGTAGAAGTGATCAGACATATCTACAGGAATGTTAGCATTCCTTTTACCATCAACTATTCTATTTGCCTTGGCCACGATACCTCTTCTTTGCTTTGTTACGTGATGTAGCACTATACTTCGTGTGTTGTCCACGACCGTGTGCTGTGTTCTTTGGTTTCGACTCAATACTGTTACCAGTGTTCCATGTC